GTTGTAGAACCAAATGATCCAGCGACCACGCGCCTTCACCTTGGCAGCATCAACTTCATTGTCGTACCAATCCGTCATCGTGATAGCTTCACGGTTCAGGAAGTGTGCATCGTTGATCTCGCTGTCCACGATGAAGTAGTGGAACAGGTTCGTCATGTACGGATTGACGATGATCTTCGACGGCTTGAAGTTGCGACGAATCGGGTTGTCCTGATTGTTCGCAGTGAACGGCTCAAGGCTCGACTCAAGAATCTGATAAGCCTTGTTCACCTGACCCTGATCGTTAGCAATCATGAGCGTGTTCGGCATCACCATCATCGGATCGCCGTTCTCATTCTTGCACTTACGCGACAGGTCCATCAGTGCAGTGAAGCCAGCAACCGAAAGCGACACAGCAGTGGAAGGCATATTCGCAACAGTACTCGTGCTGTTAATCAGCGTGTGAGCAGTGTTAAGCAGCGAAAGATTGTCCATGCCCTTGAAGTTCGTGCCAGTGAACGCATCGTTAACGAGCGCAACACCAGCATATTCCTTCGTGTACATGGCAGCTTCAGCCAGCCACTTCGCACCCTGATTCAGCTTGCCGTACTGATCGTCGTCAATGGCTTCCTTCGAGAGGTAGTAGCCAGCCTTGTACGTCTTATCAACAGCCATAACCTTCGGGCCGCTGACAACTTCCTGATAAACGACAGGCTCAAGTTCACGCGACTGAATCAGACGATTCGGACCAACAAGCGTAGTGGCCGAAATTTCAGGGAGGTTATGCGAACCCTCCTTGAGGTACTGATTGTACATAAGAGGGAACTTCTTGATCGTATCCTGAAAGTCCTTTCGGAGTCCCGGACGTGCAAGAAGACGATGCTGTTGAATCATCGACATTGTTTTATCTCACCCTAGGATTAAAGAGCCGCAGCAGAAGCGTTGCGAATCTTGAAAAGAACAACACCCGTGCCATACAGCGTGTTGTCAATTCCAGTCACAACGACACAGAGATTGGTAGTATCGGAACGGTTAACAGTCCAGTAACCGTCAGACTGCTTCACAAGACCATACGCAACACCAATATCGGTGACAGCGGGAGTCACAAGAGTGGAGCCAGTCGAGATCTGACCATAGAACGTGGTGTTACGATTCGCAGGGAAAATTGGAATCGTGTTCTCACGGCCAGTTACGGTTGTCGGAGAATCACCAGCGTCATAACCATAAGCGGACTGATTCACCGCACCAGCAATACCAGCAAGACCAGTAGTGCAAGCGGCTGCATCAGCAGCTTCAGCAAGAGTACCGCTAGAGAACTTCATAGGAGCACCAATCTTCTGCGTTTGCGACGCAGCAAGAGTATAGTGCTTCGTTGCCGGAGTCCCGCTAGTATCAGCGAATGCGGGACGAATCGGAAGAGCCATTTCGTTTTACCTCGGAATGTGTGCTTGGAGTTCTGCTCCAGAGATGTTTCTGCCAGTTGAACTATCAGACTCAACACCAAGACCAAGACGAGCAGCGTATGACTTGTATTGGTCGTTAGCAGTATCGGAATTAATACCACTCTGGCGTTCAGCCATAATAGCTGCCTGCTCCTTCTGTGCTTCAAACTTCCACTTAGGTATTACCATGAAACGTACATCGCCAACAGTGCTACCATCTGGACGTTCATGCAAACGGTTGTGAGCCTGAAGATATTCAGAGCCATCAACATAACCCTTTGCCTGAGCATGAAACTGTGAGAAGTCGTCGATGCCAATCCACTCACCATGAAGGTTATCTGGAAGCTCAACGTTCAGCCGATCATTAACAAACGAACGATCAGCAGTTTCAAACAGACGGCGCTTGTAATCAAGTACTTCCTTATCGGAAGGCTTGGTTTCAATTTCGTTGCTCATACGGAGATACCCTCGTCATTATTGACAATCGTGAAGAAGGCATCAACGTCTGTTGCCTTGTTGGGATCATAACCAGCCCTACGCATCGCAGTACGCTCAAGCTCAGAAAGCTTAGGAGCAGAGCGAACAGGAGAGGGAGCACCGTTGATACGAGAAGTCGGAGTAGCTTGGCGAGGAGGCACAGTATTAGTTTGCTGTTGTGGAGGAGTTGCGGCGTTCATCGCAGTGTAGTAACCAATAGTAGCAAACGCTTGAGTTGCGTATGTACTAGCATCTACACTAGGAGAAGCTTGCAACTGACCACGAATAGTTCCCGAAAGAACATCACGATACTGTGCGAGATGCGGAAACTGCTGGAAGAACTGAACCTCTGCGGATTCAAGTTGCTTCTGCTTCTTGAAGTCACGCGAGATTTCTCCAACGTCACCAAGAGTTTCCTGAAGCTGCTTCCGAACAATTCGTCCAATAGTTTCAACGGTGCCAAGCTTCTCGATATCTGCATCAGTTACAGACAGATCTTCCTGCGGGCGAGCCATTGCTTGCTGGCGAAGAGTTTCAAGCTCCGCTTCGCGCATCTGACGCTCACGCACAGACTGTGCATAGAGTGAGCGCCAATCCAAATCTGGCTGGCTTTGGGGATTCTGCTGAGAAACTTGGTCAGTCGCAACAGATTCGTCAATATGTGTGCCCGAATCTGTCTGCTGAACATCTGTACCTTCCTGTTCAGTAATCTGCTCTGCGTCCATGTTGCTTTGCCTCAATTAAAGTTGCTTGCAGTTCTTCTAAAAGTTCCAACTTACCCTGCAAGTGATAAGCCGGAGATGGGAAGTCCGCTTTGCGCAGTAACGTTAGCTGCTTCAATTCTAGCGTTTGGAGCAACGACAGAAGTGAATCCGCTGTTTGGAGTTGCATTAGCTCCTTGAGGGATTCCTGTAACTTGGGGTTGTAAGCCTGTAGGAATCTGGGTCGGTCGATAGGAGTCAAAATTAAAAATCAACTTTTCAGGGTTAGGTATGTCAAATGCGCGTAGAATTTCAAGATTAATCTGATCGGCTGCGCGCATCGCTGCCTTTGCAACTTCTTGAACCATGTTAGGATCACCAGACTGTTGTGCTAGCGCCATAACTTGTGTCCAATATTGGGTCTGCATTCCAGCAAGTTGCGTGTACGTATTGCGGTCAAGAACCTTGTTGTTCTTTGCACCAGCAAGCTGGATGTTAAAGACTAGCTTATTCTTAAGTTCGTCAAGACTCTTACGGAAGAACAACTCAGTCTCAACGGGATTAGGCAGATACTTATAAATATCTCGTTGAGTTGGACCATACTTGAAGATGCTCATCGCTGCGCGATAAACAACTCGATTCAAGAAATCCTTCTTGTTGTTGTAAGTATAGTCGAACTTACGATTAGATTCCTGTACACGCGCAAGAGAGTCAGAGGCAGTTCCAGGAGTACCGATGTTCGGCATACCAAGAGTAAGCTCATTAACTCCTGTACGTTGCTGCGAATAGATGACAACTTGATTTTCATTGTTGTAGGCTGATGCCTTTACATCACCAATGAAAATTGGTTGAATGTCATCCATATCTTCGACGAACCACTTCTTTCCAGGAAAAATAGGTTCATCATCCTTAATCCATGCAGCGGACTTCTTGACTTTAAACATTGCCATGTTAGCAATGGTTGCATTGTCAAGACGCTGACGGTGTTGTGCGGTAACTTCTTCTTGGAATTGGTTGTTCTGCTTTGCGATGCCGTATCCATACCAACGGTATTCCATTGGGAAGTACACGCCCTTCTCGTAGTCACGCTCTCCAGCGTAAGTAAGAGAAAGAATCTGACGAGAGTTTTCATGGACGATAACTTCGATAGAAGATTCTTCGCCATTGCCATCTACGTCAAAATTAAGAAGAACACGGACAAGCTGAATCTCAGATGGATAGATTGGAACAGTATCGGTGATCTGCTGAGTATCAGCAAGAATCTTATCGTTAGATACGTTTACTCCAATATAATAACCATTGAGCTTTTCATAAGCATCTGGAGCAAGTTGTCCTGCTGCCACCATCTGCTTTAGAGTGTACTCTGAGATTGTAAAGCGATGTCCAACCCAAGGAGCATCTTCAATCTCTTGAGCATAGAAGGGCATGAAGAAATCCTTAACATCAATTCCTTCAATGAATGTTCCCTTCTGAAGATAGACAGGAACCTTAGTTTCAGTTCCGTCAATATCTTGTACAACATGAGTCTTCACTTCTCGATAACCATATGTCATAACGGCTGTGCCGTTCTTGGTCATCTGAAGAAGAGGAGCCTCTACCTTCTTGCGAAAATCTAGGTTGTTTAGAAATTCGTTGTTGAAGAACTTTTCAAGTCCAGCCTTAGCAGGTTGATCCTCATCTTGAACTTCGACTGTGACAAGTTCTTTCAATCCAAAAAGCTGGCCCATGTCTCGCGCATGAACAGCTTCAACAGCAATAGCTGTTAGAGGAATGATGATGTTTGCAAAGCCGACAACAGGAAGCTCAGGTGATGCTTCTCCGCTGACTGGCTCTGCCCAAAAATCTTCATTCTCCTTGATCCAACGATCTTCCAACCTATCACGTTCTGCGTGATGATTAGTAAGTTCATCTGTCACATAAGTTGTGAGAGCAGATAGAACTTCTGGATCTACATCAAGTTGACGAGCCATTGGGCTGTGGACCGAAAAGAAGTTCAAAGATGCTACGAAGATCGCGGACAAAGATTGATTTCTTAACAATCCAGAATTGAACAGTTGTTACTTTGGTATTAAGATTTTGTTCAAACCAAGACCAGAAAACATCTGCTACAATCTTTCGAAACCGATCTTGTTCACGCTGTTTGATTGTAAAGTCTAGAAGATTAACTTCTTCCAAGGCAGACATCGCGGCGTTTCCTCAGAGTTTCGGTGTTAGGGCAAGTTCCGGTGGGGGCCGATTCGGGTGGTGTTTCGGCGTGATCTCTTCGCTTCGACCGGCATCTGTGTAGCCGCAAGAGATTTGTGTGGCACCTTCGCCGCCGCTGCGCGTTGCGGCTCCGGTGCGTCAAGCTTTCTTCTTTCGGGCGACCGCCGCGTTGTCCACTAGATTCGGATAGGGGCGACCAGCTTTCTTTGCACGGGCCTTTGCCATCTTCTTCTGTGCAGTGGAAAGCTTCTTGCTCTTCTTCTTTGGATTAGGCTTATCCCAAAAATCTTTTGGCATTACCATTTCACCTTGTCTGCCCAGTAAGCAGCCGAGAGTTTACCCTTCGCAATATTCTTTGCGTGTCGGGCCTTGAAAGATGCTTGACGCTTGGTTGGAGATTTGTCTCCGGTAACTCCTTGTTGGCCGAAGCGAATGGTCTTCACTGTGTCTCCGACCTTTGCAACAACTACATGAGACTTCTTGGGATGAGTAGGAGTGCGCTTGGGTTTATTGTATCCCGAGACACCGACTCGCGCAAGACGTGCGTCCTTTTTCATGGCTTCTTATGTTCCTTTCGGTGGCAGGCAACGCATAAGAATTCTCCGTTGTCTGGATCTACTGAGAGATCTGGATTATCGTAGACTCGAACTTTGTGATGTACGTGTCGGCCTTTCTTGCCGCACATCCTAACGCATAGATATGCTGAACGTGTACGGACTTCAACTAAAAAGTTCTGGTACTCAGAAGTCTTATAGAGAAGCTGCCGAAGCTTGCTCCACTTCTTTAGGAATTCCTTCCTTGGAGCAAAGCAAGTCTTCAGCCGCTTCATTCGTTTGATAATCTTCGCCGCTTCGCTTTTAGGGTCGAGGCTTGGCAAGGGAAGGACCAATCACAGTGAGTGCCAGTCCTACAATAACAAGTGCAGAAACGAACAGAGGATTAGATGTCTGTGCTACGGACTCTCCGCAAGTCTTCCATACGTCTTGAGGAACAAGACCAATGAGTAGACCAGCAATAACGGAGGTAGTTCCAGTAGCAGTTGTCATCTTACTTTTTGCTAGCTTTTGGAGCTTTTGCATTTTTCTTCTCCTGTTCTTTTTGAAGGGTCTGCATAGCCATACTTACTGGACCAAATGGATTGGCCGAGCCATAAGCCTCAGTAAACTGAATGCGACTTGGATCAAAGACTGTATAGTTGAATGTAGCAGGTTCAGGATCTGTGATATTTGCCAAGAAATTTCTACGAGATATTCCATCAGCATACTTTGTACCAACAATTCCTTGATCCCGCAGAGCATCTACAATTGCAAAGGGGTCATTCTCCAAGGATGTATATTGGTATGTTGGACTATATCCCTTGAGAGGATTTACATTGATACTCTGAATATCTTTTGCTGCTTGCCTGAGCCGATCACGGAGATTAGAATTTTCACGCCGCAACAATTCTTCCTGAGACATAGGAGACATCTTTGGAAGATTTTTAGTTGCTGTCTCCATGTTTTGCATATACTCGTCTGCAAGACTTGCGCCAGAACGAGACTTAAAGTTTCCGAGAGCTTGCATAACCTTTTCAAGATTCTGCCCTTCTAGACCATAGAAAGGAAGATCTAGTTGTAGAAGCTCGTTTGGTCCCGCACCCAGAAGTCCTTCGTATGTTGCAACAACTTTTTCTGGGTAATTTATATTAAAATTTCTGGTTAACTTAGATTGACTATCATTAAAATTTTGTAATCCTCTTCTAATTCTCTTTTTTGCGTCTTTTTCGTATTCTGCATAATTTTTAACATCTCTTTCAGCTTGTTGTCTAACAAGCTCATAACTCTTATCAAGTTCTTCTGGTTTACGTCGCCAATAGTTTTTTATAAAATCAGGTTGACTATCAAAATATTCAGTTTTACCTTTATTAGATAAAACTCTTTTAGCTTTATCTAGTCGTTCTTGAACATCTCTAAGATTTTCGTATTGAAATTCAAGATTATCTCTATAAGATTTTAGTGCATTTTGTGTACCCTTAACTTCAAAGTCTCTTGGAATTCTCCCAAGAAGACTAGATAACATACTCCATTCAGCTTTACCTTCTGGAGCACCTTTCATAGCATCAGAAATCCTATAGAAATCTATAGGAAGCTGTCCATTAAGAATAGTAGGAAGCCCTGCATCTCGCGCAAGAGTCTGTCTATAATGACCTTCAAATACATCAGGAGACTCAGCAACATAAAGTCCTGGACCCATTAATGCGGCACCTTCACCTTTCTTTGCAGTTCCACGAGAAATTTCTGGTGCTGTATAGAAGTAAGGAGAAGAGTGTCCAATAGGAATTTGTTCTGCTGCTCCAGCAACTTCTGGTCTTATAGGAGTTCTGCCTAGGATATTAGAAAGATTTACACGAGCTTCTTCAAGAGTATTTCCAAATTGCTTCCAAGAATCTGAAGCAATTTTACCAAATGGGTTAGGATTTGGATTATTGAAGATATAATTCTGCCTCAGCCTATCTAGAGCAGCATTCCTAGCAACAGATCCACCGACTGCTGGAGCAGAGCTTAGGATGTCCGCACCAACTCTCATGCCAGTTCCAGCACCAGCACTAAGAACATCTAGAGCAAGATCTCTCTGCGCTTGCACTGGAGATTGAACAGTCTCAAAATCTGATAGCGGAACTTGAGGAAAGACTGATTGGTTAGCAAGAGTCTGAAGATCCTGCGCTCGCTGCTTGTAAGAATCTATAAAAGACTTTCCAAGTTCCTTTGCTACCTTGGGCATATTCTTCGCAGCAGTGCCCATATTCGCAGCCTGTCTTTCCTCTTCAATCACAGAAGGAGGAAGACCACCACCAAAAAGCTTACGAAGAAATTGTTCAAAAGGATTCATCCCACCCTCGTATATCCCGTAATTGGATTCCGCATCGCCAAGAACTTGTCTTGTGTTTGCTTTCTACGCTGAATAGTTCCACGATCCACTGCTGCTCGCCAGAATTCTGGACCATAAGCAAGAGCGTCGAGGATGTGATATGAAGAGCCTAGACCAAACTGATTGTATTCCTCGTGCAATGCTGTCTGATCTTTATGGAAGAAGATCTGCGATGCATTGAAGTATGGAACAAGTCCCATTACACGAGCATCCTTCTGCTTCTGTCCTGTCTTAGCAGGAATGATATTGAAGAAGAGTCCTCTGTGTCGCATCTCAGACTGCAACCAATGTCTGTATAGACGAGAGAAGAGTACTTCTTCGATAACAACTGCTCTCAATCCCCAACGTTCAACTGCGTCGAAGACGCGAGCAATCATCTTATCGGGTGGGATTGGTCCGCGGTGTGCGTCAAGGACGAAGATGTTTGGCTTGTTAGATATGTAATCGGAACCTGTGATAATCCATCCAGCGTCCCCTTCAACTGCCGGATCAATAAAGAGGAGCTTGTCGAGTTCGTCAACGTGTCGCTTGATTCGTTCTGTCCCAGTGAACCCGACGAGTGTTTTCTTTCGATCATCCAGCCAATTAAAGTGACGAATCCACGAAGGATCAAGGTCACGTACTTCTCTAAAGTCTGGCGCATTGAGATAGTTGGAAGTCCAGATCTTTTGGTTCTTCTTGAGTTCTTCTAGTGACTCAAGAGTGAACATCTCTGGAAAGATGGGATCATATCGCTGAGTATCTGGATTGAACTCTACGACTGATCGAATGTATCGAGGAAGCTTCTCTCCGAATTTGTCCATTGCATGAGCATAGACATCTTCGTGATCGTAACGAGTTCCTACAAGATCAAAACCATCTGTCTTCGGAGTGACGAGGAATGGCTGAAGTTCATCAAACCATTGCAATGTCTTTGCGCGAGCCGTCTGCGAATCTCGTGCTTCGGGTCCATAGATGTCGTCAAGCTTCAGACGATTATAGTGGCGACCCTGTGCTTTCGTGCCAACACCCATCGTTTCGAATGTTGGCTCCTTCCATGTCGCAGTGCGATTGAATTCTAGCTGCGATGTGTTCACTCGACGAATGCGAGATTCGGGAATGATATCTGGAAAGAGAAAGCGAAGCGTATCGTTGGAAAGAATCCAGTTCTGAATTTCTCGAAGAATGTTCGACGCCATTGTATCCGTTTCGTGGATGATGGCGATGCGAACATTCGGACCTAGATTCCTAGGATATGGACAGATTCCAAGATCGTCTGGTAGAGCAATCTGGAGTCCATCCATTGCAGTAGCGTATGTAGTCTTGCGATGCGAACGTGGAAGAAGAATGAGTCGATTCTTCGACTTCTCGTGCTTCTTCAACCACGCAAAGAGATGACGAAAGACTGGATAATCTGAGCGAGAACCTTCACCATCCTCAGTCGGAGGAAGAAGAATTCCTTGAGCTAAGAAGAGTAAGTCCGTCTTTGCCTTTACTCTCAGTTCCAGAAATTCCTGCTCCGAGAATTGCTCCCGCGCTTTGTCCAACGGGAGGTGGAGATCCGAGATATTCGACATTTTCTGGAACTTCGAGTGAGTTCAGGGATGGGGCAGAACGTAGACGCGAGAGTATGTCAGGAGAAGTATTGACGATATTCTGCACGTTCTGCTGAATTGAGATATTCTGCTGTGGCTGCGGTGAAGGAGCTTCTAAGCGATTGACAGTTTCAAGTGTCTTTCGCGTAGCATCCCAAAAAGCGAATGGTGACGTAGCTTTTAATTCCTCATTTGTCACAAGCTCCTGCATCTGAGAAAGAGCAGCCTCTCGAATTGCAACAACCCTCTCAGAAGCATTCGCACTGATATCCTTAAGTGCTTGGGATTGAACCTTGCGAATGATCTCAGACGCTTGTTCTGTGTTCAAGATGTTCCTGATATGCGTATCCGTCTTTTGAAAACGAACACGAAGTTCAGGAACCGACATTCCAGAAGCATGGAGAATGACTGCTTCAGTCATCCAAGGCATCCAATCCTTGACGATGAATGAAGCAAATCCACTGCGATTAAGAACTCTTCCGGCTGCTCCAGCCATAATTTCCTCTAAGGTGTTTTCTTCAAGCGAGTTCGCATCTTAGATAAAAGACGCTTATTGTATGTCATCTTAGCCTTGGGAACTCGCTTCTTTGGTTTAGGAAGTGCGTATGCATTCCCAGGCTTCTTTGACTTTCCAGCCATTAATACTTGCCCGACTTCTTGGTAGGCTTCTTCATAATCTTGTACATCGGGCAATCCTTAGCCTTGCAGTTCTTCGCTTCGGCAGCGGTCTTGCCACACTTCGCGCACTTCTTCATAGCTGGACTCATTTCTTCTTCCCCTTTTTCTTTTTGGATTTACCTGCTGCGGAAAGCGCAATAGCAATTGCTTGCTTTTGCGGACGACCAGCCTTCATCTCCTTTCGGATGTTAGCTGAAATTGTTTTCTTAGAGCTTCCCTTCTTCAGCGGCATTATCAGACTCCTGAGAAAGAGTGATTACCCACGAACCATCTTCCTGCTTGTCAAAGCTGCAAGTCTTTCCAGCGAGATTCTTCTCTTCGATGATAGAGGAAAGCTTCTCTACTGCGAGATTGTTTACAACCTGACGCTGTTCGTCTGCCCAAGTCACAACTGCTTGAACAAGAGCCTGCTCAGTCTTAGAGAGTGTAATGGTCTGCATTTAGGTTTCCTTTGTTAATTACTACGTTGGTTGAAAGTGTGTGACCTAATCCTAAATATTAGGTAGTCACGGACGACTGTGTATCATCTACTGTATCCCACTTATTGAGTGGGCAACGTCGAACATTTTGGCGCACCTTTAACTTTATCAAGCAAAGGCAGACTCCACACAATGCGCCTTGCCGCCTGTCACATCTATTACAAACGGCAAGCCGCGATTGTGCAATTACATCAGGCACCATCAAGTTGAACATCTGGCTCTGTCGTGATGATGAAACTTGGTGAAACGTCTAGCTTGATTGCCAATGCATCAATGAGCAAAGCAATTGACCATGCATCGACAAGCTCACCGTTAGTAACAGATAGAGAGATACGCATCATTCTATCTGGACTATTAGGAGGTACATCAAGATTTTTTAACATTGAGACTACTGTTCCTGCGGCATAGTTTTGCTCCGCACCAAGTAACAATAAGCTCATGTCAGCACCTCACCAGCAAATACAATTGGAATTGTTTTATCGACAGCACGCTGTAGAACCGCTGCACGAATTAGTTCACGTTCAGCGCAGTCGTTTGTTAGTACTTCTGAGTTTGGCACAGGCAACACAATATTGTTTTGTGATGGGCCAAATGGCGTATCCACTGGAAATGATACCGCAATAATTGATTGCTGCTCAGTGGGGCGTCGGTTGAAAAATTGAATTGTAATCATGGTTAGCAAGGGGAGTCAGAATAACCAACATAATAATAAAATGAAGTTCCACCAGCAGGTTGAATATAGTTATTAAAACTATCAAGCATATAAACAATATATTGTTCGTTAACACCGTACGCCGCACCACTTTGATCGTACACAAAACCGCTGTTCAGTGTAACCCCTGCGTTGTAATACGCATAATACGGGCCGACAACTTGTTGAGTGTTTGAAACCAATACAGTATTTCCTGTGCTATCACAATAACGGTCAGCAATATAGTTCATAAAGAACTGAATACCTCCGTTATAAACATATGTAGATAGCCCACCATTATAATAAACGCTGAAAGTACGACTGGCGCCAGAAGCAGAACTAATATTAAAACTCCAACTAGCGTTATAATACCCATCTACGTAGGTGTTCTGCGTTAGGAGCGTAGAATACAACCCTGTTGCAGAATTATAACTTCGCGCTCCCCATGTAACTAGTGTACCATTTGCGGTAAAAGAATAGGTAGTTGGTGCTGTTACATTGGTTGCTATTGTCGTACCATTACGAGTAATCGTTGCTGTTGTATTTGCAGCAGCACTTGGGTATACACCAACCTGCATATATCCATTATTGGCTATATAACCCTTAATTAATGGATAGTTTATAAAGCTTGGCTCGTAAAAATACGGAGGAGCTGGGCGTGTAGTAATTGCGTTTGATATAGTATAGATGTTTGAAAAATTTCCCCCTGCTGTCATATACTGCAATCGTACACGCAAATTTACTACATTGGAACCAAAAACAGTTGTATAAGCTGTGGTACTAGTTGAGTTACCAATTTGCCCGACATTAAGCCAACTTCCATAGTTTACACTATATTGTAAGTATATTGTACGATTCTGTATATTATTTTTCCATGTTATATTTACTGTTCCGTTTTCACTACCGGTTGACTCAACAATATTTAGAGCATAAGGGGCTGCACCTAATGGCTTATATCCTCTGGCCGCAGCCGTTGAGAATCGCGCAAAAGCTGGCATTTATATACCCTTACGCAAAGTTGACAACAGTTCCAAATACAACATATGTTGGAGTAGCAGCAGTTTTCGTAATCGTGTAGGTGTACACGTCAAACGATTGTCCTGCTCCAGCCCAACTACTAGGCGCAACGCCGCCTTGCCAACGGACGGTTATTACTGATCCATCAATCTGATGAGAGATTGGATAGATTGATGTTGTTGCAATGCTGGCAATGTATACCACCGTGACAGACTGCCCAACAGCAAGCAAGCTATTAAGCGTTGTTGTACTATTGCCTCGAAAGTTTACAGTCCATGTGCTATTTGCACTTGCCCCATTATACCACAATACACCTTGCGACATAACATCAAAGGGAACAGTCCCCGATGCTGTGGTACCAGTAAGCGTAACTTTTTCAAACGCCTGTTGCAGCGACGTTGTACCAGCAATCCCAAACACATTAGTGCTTGGATTAATCGTCAGCATACTATCAGTATTCAGCGCAGTTGCAGTTCCGCTTGTTGCGCTATAGAATACTGGATAGAACGTAGCGTTAGTAGTCGATTCGGAAATCGACACACCACCACCACCAGACGACCACGTAAGATTTCCTGCACCATCATTCGTCAGTACAGTTGATGCACTGCCTTGTGCAGCAGGGAAAGAATACGTTACACTACGAATTGCATTACTGGTGCCTGTAAGGTTAGTAGCATTTGTTGCGTTTGTGGCGCTCGTCGCTGTCGTTGCTGTACTTGCGTTGCCATTCAGCGTAGCAGTAATGGTACCAGCACTAAAATCACCACTACCATTACGAGCTACAATCGCACCGGCAGTATTGGCATTCGTAGCAGTAGTAGCAGTGTTAGCAACTTTTCCTGCCGTGCTAATTGTCGCCAGATAGGTATCAGTAACCGGAGTACCTTGCCAAACCCCACTGGCAATGGTGCCAAGGCTGGTCAGCGAAGAACTGACGACATTGCTGGCAAGCGTCGAGCCGGTTAACGTAGCCGCCGCTGCCGTTACAGTACCACTTGCACCAAGAGCAATGCTCGTTCCATTAACTGTGACACTGCTA